GCGCGGTCGTCTTGCGGCTCGTCGGGGTTTTGGTCAACAGTTTGGCCGGCCGTTTGTGCCTCGGTGCTTGTCGTGTTGGGGTTAATAAACTCATCCCCGCCCTCGTATGGGTTCATATCCAACTTGGCGCGTGCCTCGTTCGGGTTAATAATTCGCGAACTAATTAAGCTACTGTAAACGCTGGCCGTAGTGTTTAAATCGGTTCGCAACATCGCCGCGGTATTAAACTTATGGTAATACTGGCCGGAACCAAATTGAGTAGCGCTCAACAATTTATAATCGGCTTCCTCTTGCCAACGCGTTAACCACGATTCCAAACAGTTTAGCAGGTAGGCCAATTGCTTTTGCTCCAAACTGTTATATGAGGAATTGTTATCGGTTCCCAACATTGATTCGAGCAACAAATACAACGCCGCGTTTTGATTTAGCATTTTCCGCGTTTCGAGGAATTGCGCCGAGTTGTTATCCTGCGTTGAAATAGTCGTTGCCGTAATCCCACCCCGCAACAAACCGACTTGTTGCTTTTCTCCCTCGGCTCCGTGCTTTTTTACAAAATCATCAAGAAACTCGTTTGCCTGTTCCGCCGATCTAAATTGAGGTGATTCCGCCGGTGCGTTCAATAGTATCTTTCCAACAAACCCTTTTGTAATTTGATCTTTGCCGCGAACGTCGGCACCTAACATCGACTCAAGAGTTAACTTTGCCGCTTCAAATAGCGGGATTCCGTTAATGCCGTCGCCAAATCCTGTAAGCCTAAAACAATCACGGTCTTTTATCATAACCGTGTAATTTGGGTTTTCGGCCATCATTTCAAATAACTGTAAACGATTTTCTGGTCTGTTACCTTCCGGGTTAACGTAGGTTGCGTTCCAAACTTCACCGTTGACGATTCCGGTTGTCGTTGCCTCTGGGTCAAGAATAATTAACTCGCTGTTTCGGCCGTCGCGGTGTATAAACGCACGTCCCGCCCCGTACCATAGCGCGTGCCAGGTTAACGTTTGTTTAAAGGTCATTGGAGAATATAACGGAGATGGCCTACGCCGTAACAATTGGTAGGAAATCCCAGTCTCAACCTTTTCCCGTTCGTCGCCGTTTTTGCGGTACAAATCTAAATTTAACGTTCCGACGTTGCCGGAAATCCGATTTAAACCGTACCAAATCGCCGCGGTTCGCCATCCTTCGCGAGCCGTGTATTTGTCGGTGCGGAATATGTCAAACCAGGTTGTCGGGTTCCAAAGCGCCATAATTTAAACCTATAAAATCAAACTTCCTGTTGTTTTGGGTAGTGCAACCTTGCACGCTTTCAACGCCATCAACGCCGCAACTCCGGGATCAATCTTTTGATCTTCGGCGTTTTTCCCTTTGGTCGGCATTTTTTGCCCTTTGGCGTTTTCGTCCATTCCCATATTTAAAAACGCCCATTTTAGAATTCTATCACAAACATCGGGTTTGAACCTACCGTCAACAATTTGTTGGAAAAACTCCTCAATTACCTCGTTAAAATGCAAATGCGATTGTGGGCATTTTACCGGCTTTAAACCTTCACCGGTTAGGTTTTCCGACAATTGCGACGCGCTGAAAGGATCGTAGGCCACATATTCAACGCCATAGTGCAAACAATCTTCAATCAACCGCTCTTGCAATGCCGATACGGGATACGGCGTCACGTTTAACAACCCGTCGCGAACAAACCCCGCGAACGGCTCCAAGTTTAAATCACGTCGGCAATCAGAACCAATAAACGAAACGCTTTTAACCTCATAGCGGTAAATCGGCCGGCCGTCCTTGTCCTCTGAATGTTTAAACCTTGCGGCCAACGCGTAACTGCAAAGGTCATCACGCCCGCCTAGGTCAATTCCTGCCCCAATTGCGTCGGCTTCCCGCCAATCTGATAACTCTCCGGCCGCCGTGTCGTAATCCTCCAGGTTAATAACGCTCGACAATGACGAAACGCAAACGTTGCCGTGATACCTCAAAAATCGGTTTTTTGCCGCTGGTTTGTTTATTGCTTCGTGCAACTGTGCTTTTAAATACTCCGGTTTAACCGACACGTTCAAACCTGGGTTTGATTTTTTAAGCGTTTGAACATCAAAATTCGGGTCAAACGGGTCGTCGTTTTCGTCTAGCTCAAAGATCATGCCAAATAACGCGTGGTCGTTAAACTCACCGGCAACAACGCCGCGGCAATAGTCGGCTTCCTCGTGGTACAAATAGCCCTTTTCGTCGGATGCCGTTGTGATTGCAATTTGTAACGGTTGCCGACGCGAACCGGAGCCGGTGACCATAGTATTAAAAAACTCGCGGTTGTGAGGTTTAAACGCGTGCAACTCGTCAAAAAATACCGCTGACGGGTTCAAACCGTCAAACGGTTTATCAGAACCCAACGGCCTAATAAATGAGTTTGAAACGCCGAAACCGATATTGTCCTTTAAAATCGTCGCGTGTTTTGCAATTGCCGGTGATTGCCGGAGCATACGCCCCGATTCCTGAAAAATGATTTTTGCCTGATCCATTTTGGTTGCACCAATGAACACCTGGGCGCCGGCTTCCCCGTCCGCACATGCCAACATAATGGCCAAACCCGCACAAAACGTTGATTTTCCGTTTTTCCTTGCAACGCTCAAAAACATTTTGCGGAATCGACGCGTTCCGTCGTCCCGAATCCAACCGAATAGGTTCCAAACGATAAAACGCTGGAAATCCGCTAAATGAAAAGACGCCCCCGCGTATTCGCCAATACTGTGTTTCAACAACGCTGGGAAAAAATCGCAAGCTATTTCGGCGCGCGCCGCGTGAAACGTGTAGGCAAACTCCGCGGAACCTACGGCCGCAATGTCGCGCCTATAACGCTCGATTGCTTGTTTAATTCCCTTACAAGCTAAAATTTCGCCGGTTTCGATTGCTTTGGCGTAATCTTCAACTTGTTCGGCGTTGGTTTTAGCACGAATCAAAATAACACCTTTTGCCTTAATCGTTCAACGATAACCTGACAATAGCGTTCGTTTAATTCAAACCCAATAGCTTTTTTACCAATATTTTGAGCTGCTAAAAGGGTCGAACCGCTTCCCGCAAACGGGTCGCAAACAACCTTAAATTTAACCTTGTTTAGCAGGTATTCAATCAATGAAACTGGCTTAGGTGTTGGGTGGAAATTGTAATCTGCTAATTTTGCTTTAAAGTTTAAAACCGAACTATCCCTGCCGCCGCTTAGTTTGCCGGTGTCTCTAATTTGTATTAACTCGTAATCTAATTTAAATAAACGTTTTGGGTCGCCGCCGCCGCCAACGTGTTTGCCTTTATTCCAAACCAAATGTTGACGCCAAGTACCTGGCCAGGGTTTCATTGGACAAGCAAATGCCATTGTCGCACCATTTGAAAAACTTAACGCCCTTTTTCCAGTTTCCTGACTTAAATCGTTTGCAACCGCTCTGGTTTGCCTTCGATATTTACCTGTTTTATCGTTTGATTTTAAATTGATCCCATACGGTGGGTCTGTTAGCATTAAATCATAATTAACATTATTCAGGTAATCTAAACAATTTAAATTGTATAGGGTAATTTTTTCGTTTTGATAATATGGCTTCAATTTCCCTCCAATCCGTGTCAATTTGTTAGGTTTTTTTGGCGTTCCATAAATTCCAAAAACGGGTCGCTTTCTTCTTGAACGTGTGCCTGTAATTTTGAACGGTTGCCGGCTCCCATTCCGAAATGCGTTTGCAAACGGTTCAACTCGGCATTTGCTGACCAATATTCTCGGTTTGCCGGATTGCTGTAAAACACTTCGCAACCGCCAATGCCGCCCTGAATCTTGGAAAGGATTAACCCTTGTTCCTCGATGCGGTCGTGGGCTTCGCACATTTTAGCCCACGCCAAGCAGTAACGATCCATAACGTCGGCGTCGATTGTCGATTCGATTCCAATTTCCAAAACAATCTTTGACAACTCTTTATGTTTTGCCCGTGCAACTTTATTGCCGATTAGTTTTTTTCCAGGCTTGGGAACTCCCCGCGGAACCTTGGGTTCCCGTTTGTTTTCGCGTTCCGGATGTTTTTTGTAGGTTCCGTTCCGTTTGTGAACCTCTGACGCAATTTTTTGTGCTGGCATTGTTTTTTATCCTATTTTAACACCAAACCGCCCAGTCTGATTTGGAGAGGGCGGCAAAAGGG